TACACCTGCAACTAACATTACATCTACAATATACACCGACCATCTAAAGGAAGCATTTTACTTAGAGGACATGCATAAAATATGTCTAGTTTATCATAAGAACGGAAGCATAGAACTGTGGATGAATAATGAACTGCTAGTCAAGGAATCTCATACATTAACGACATGGCAATTAGATGCTAGTGATTGTCAAATAGGTAGAGGTGCTTCTAATGCTGAACAGTTCTTCGGTGAGATATATGAGATTTCAATGACCAAGAACAAGATACCCACTACAACATTGAAGACTCTTTCTCCAAGTTATAGTGACATTCTTTTTTATTACAAATTTGAGGGTTAAATATGGGTACAGAAGAGAATTTTGGACGAGTTATTTTTCCTTTGAATTCCGGTATACATGAAGACATCATAGTAGATGGAACCACATATGATTATGATAATCACACCGCACATGAAAGTAAGGCATACACTAGTGTCTCTGTCAATCCCACTTTTGTGCAAAATAATCTAAAGTACGAAAATAACATACAACACAATCAGACAGGACATGACGTTCTAAAAAATTCTGCTAACTTTATGGAAATCAGAAATACTTCTAGGGCTATCTCAATATCAAACGATGCAACAGATAGAATAGGAAATAGAATTCTACCTACTAACGAAAACCTAGCAAGTTATGCGAATTGTAATGAAGAAACTCCTGCTTTTAAAATAAAAGTAATGGATTCAGAGATATCAACAACAAACAGTGAGACAAATAGGAGATTGATATATTCAACTAGCAATTATCCAAATAGTGATGAGATAGGATTAGATGTTGAAAACTATGATTATTTTATTCTCATTAACCCACAGATAGTTGAAGCAGGTAATGATAAAGTTAGACCACACTTTGCTAAAGTAACAAGAATAACCACATTTGATACATTTGGAGATGGATTAGAATTCAGCCCATCATATCCCACCGCCATACCAAAGAACACTAAATTTGAGATATACAAGGGTCCAGCAAAGACAGATACAAGTGTCGTTGCTGTTAGTTATGGGTTGAGAGGGGATACTAGTGCTACTACACCTAAATATGATAGAGTGAATATTTGTAGTCTGCCTACTTGGTATTTCTATAATGATAGACTGGATGAGAAAAATCAGTTAGATTACATGACTAAATACAACGCCACTCACTTGAGATGGTGGGAAAATACCACTACTACTATTACAGATATAGTTGGAACTCTTGCTCAATATGAAGCAGGTAGCCCAAGCAAGTATTATCAATTATCTCAGACTAATTGGGAGAAATTAGTGGAGGGTCAATCTTTCTGGAAAAATACAGATGGGACACTTTTAGGTAATATTGCTCACAAGTATACTGATGGTTCTGACTACCGATTCTATCTTGATTATGCTAGACAAACTATAAACGCATTTGGAACAGGAAGTCAAACCAACAAAGTAGGAAAGACTTGTACTAATGTAGTGTTTAGAACTCAGGGTAGATTTAACGATACAATTCAAAATTTAGGTAGTGACAGGTTAGATGCGGTACTCGTAGACACTAACAAAACGGATGACTATGAAATAACAGATGCACATAAATGGAATACTTGTTTTCCTAGAATGCATAGGCATACTAGCAATTTAATTAGTGATACTTCTAATAGCCTAGATGGAAATCTAACTGGCCCTGCTAAATATATTACATTTGAAAAGGGTAATTTCAAGAACAATAAGTTACCATTGATGCAAAGTGCTAATATAAACAGTCCTAGAAACAAAATGAGTCAATTAGCGTCATTTTCTATGTTAGATTCTAGTGGTTTAGCACACTTGAAAGTAAAGGAAGAAGACAGATTACTTGTTCAGAGAAACATATACAATTCTAGTATGAAATATTATCCTGTAGAGGGTAAAGCAAGTAGTGTTACTGGAACTGCGGATAACATAGAGATGAAGGAAATCAGTAAGGAATTTGACCTGAGACATAAATTAAGTGCTGATGATATAATTGAAGTAGATGGTTATCTATACGTTGTTCATACTGTATATGCTCAATCCAGTGGCACTCAAAAAATAAAAGTTAAGGATTCCAAGTTAAAATCAGCAACAACTTGGAGTGGCAGTTCTAATGTTCATTCAATAAGTCAGAAGACACTGTTTGTTCCACCATACACAGGTGTCTTGAATTATGATTTAGTTTCAGATACTGAAATAGACTACACTACGGATAGAATTACGATAGATGGGGTTACTATTGATAAGAACAATGCAAAACTAAACGATGCTAGGTTAGTTTTTGTCACTAATACTTCTCACGACAATCTATTAGATATCACGGATAAGGATAACAAATTCGCTAAGATACAAGATACTACAAGAACTTTCTATCAAAGAAGCAATGAGTCCAAAGATAGATTTTATTATTACTCTGGAGGATATGCAATAAGCGATACTGTATTTGATGGTATAATAGAGAATGCAAACAGTAAGACCGAAATGGGAATGACTACCTACTCCATTAATGGTAGAGATGAGACATCTAAGTTGATTTCGCAGACAATAAATAAGAATACTGCGGTATTATCAGATATTCATCACTCATCTCATAACCCCATTGTAAATAATATAACAGAACTTTCTGTTGGAACTATCAGTGTAAGCGGTTCCGTTCTAACTTACGGAGGAACTACTAGCGGTATAACTCTCAAGCCTTTTGGTATATTATTGAATCACGATGGAAAGTATGTTGGCGAAATTAAGTCATTCACTACGTCACCCAAAGAAATTACCCTATTCAGACCGCCTCAAGTTACTTTCAATAACTCAGGTGTGAACCTAAAATACTACCATCCGTATACTTATCTAAGTACTGATACTACTCACACCACATACATTACAGGAACTAAGGCACTCGGTAGTAATCCAAACGTTACAGACGGGATTGCAGACTTATCTGTTAGTGGTAGAGGATTAGTCTTTGATGGTGGGGTAAGATTGATTTCTCCAGATAGTGCTAATGCATATTATACCAATAGCACGTTTACTACTGACAAATTAGTAGGTACATCAAACACTGGTGGAGTTCTCAAAGATAAAACATTGGGATATGACATTACATCACCCAAGAATATAGATGCAAATGATTCTAATTTTGCAATAAAAATAGGAAATGAAAATGGTGTTAGTGTCACACATAATAGCGTTGGTACAGTAAAGCAAGAAACCTTTGATGTAGTTACGATAAATGAAAAAATAGAGGGTGGAACAACTATTAGTGTTGCTCCTACTTTTCCTGTGGTCATGGGAAGAGTAGCATCTAATTCCTCTGATACCAGAGGAAACTGCTCATTGTATTTCGTAAATGCTAATTTGAATACTGGAGGCTTCGTGCATAAGTTAGGAGTAGGTAATTCCTACAATGACCACATTGATGGTAACTGCATAAGATATTGGGATTTTCAAAAGATAAACCCCGGAACGATAAACAGAAAATACGATTCAATCTATAACTTTGGAGTTAGTCCTCAAAAAATACAAGGATATGCAGTAGGATATGGAGTGAGAGCAGATGGTTCAAAAATTAGCGTCACTAGTTCAAACACGAATAGACCAATAAATGGAAGCAATACGTTAGATGGGTGGAATTATCTCGGTAATTTCTATGGACCATACGATTCGTCTACTACCCCGGATACTCCGAACCTGATAAAATCGTATTATCCTAATGCTTTGAACACAGGCGACCCGTTTGAATATGATATTGATTACGAAGCATTTGAACAGATTGACGCTAGAACAGACTACTACGATTGGTTTGGCATTGGTGACTTATTACCCGCTTCTAACAACAGAAATAACAATCTTGGATATCATACTCTAAATTATGAAGACTTCTCTATGTTGTTGGAGTCGGATGAGGATGAAGTAGGAGATACTGTCATACATGAGGAATATGTTGGTACTACTAGACAGACTGCTAAATCTGAAAATAACTTTGAATCTGTAAGCATTAGTAGTGCAACTCAAACCACTAATCAAATTTCTAGATTTGGTGTTATCAGACTAGTTGAGGCTACTTTTGACTGGCATTTTAATCCTGTAGATTTGGAGAATACACTAGCATCAGAATCCATACCCACCATTCCGTATTTTGATTATGTAATGTTTGAGAACCCGGACCAGTTGACTAGTAAAACAATCCAACTAAGGGAAACCGATGGTGCGAATGTGAATGTGTCTAGTACTAACATTAACACACAAACACTTGGAGATATGTTCTATACTACTGACTACATGGGGTCAAATC